GAATGTATCTTCTTTCACTCTGATTATAATCCGCATTGCTTACTCCTTTCAAAACGGGATATAACAAAACCGCTCACTGCTGTGGGCGGTTTTAAGGCAAAATAAATGCTTTTTTCTCTTCTTTGCTCAAATCTGAAAATTTCTTATTCGTCTTCCGTAAGTACTCTGCCAATCGGCTAAGATTATATTCATTAGGTGGCAAACGCTTTTTACCTCCTACATATACCCCGTCAAATTCCTTAATATCAGGATCCGGTATTATTTCAGTCATTTTTATATCCTTTCAAAATTATATTTTGAGAGAATTTGCTCTGCCGCTTCCCCGTCTATTATAAACTGATATTCATGAGTGATTGGCAAGTGAACAGCGCCAAAATTCTCTATATAATGATTAAGAACTTCTTGATTAGCCGCATATCCGTATATACATCCGGTCTCGTTTCCCGCTTTTACGGACTCCTCTATAGCCGCCGCAAATAAATGTCCTCCGACTCCAATAAACTTCTGTTTTCCATTGTTAAGCAGTTTGTTGTTGATAGGTGCTGTACTTGCATACGACAAGTATACACCGCCTTTATCTTTGCGTATAGCTATAAGTCCCTGTGGTTCTGTATCGTTTTTAAGATATACTCCTAAGACCTGTTCACCATCAGGAATATCTGACCAATCTATATTCCAACCATCAGCCTCCTTGAAGCGTGAATATTCAGATTTCGTGAGTTCTCTAACTTCCGTCTGAAAAATCTCACCGGTTTCTGCATCTTTTAAACACGGCACAAATTCATCAAATTCTATATTAATTATACCATTTCCCTTTGATTTGTCAACACCATTCCCCGCAAACCTCATTGGTTTACCCGCACTTCCTGCAACGTACCGCCACTTGCCGTCCTCGCCCTGCTGTAAGTTCCGCTCCCACTCGTCAAAGTCAACATCTGCGCCTATCTCATCGCCCAGTTCGGCAAGCTCTTTATCAAGATCCTCCTCGCTCGGCAGAACAGGGAGCGTTGTAGAACGGCAGAACGGGTGCATAGGCGGAAGATTTACACCTGCCTGTGCGCTGTTACGCTTGAACACCTTACCGTCAAGCTCACGGCATAGATCGCTTGTGCGGCTGTCAAGACAGGCGGAAAACTCGTATTCGTCAATGTCAAGCTCCTTGTAGCCGTACAGCTCCGCCATATTTGCAACGCAGGTGGTTTCCGTCCGGACAAGCCTGCGTGCCTCGAAAGCGCCGACACCGCAGCGGTTCATTATATCGTCCGCCATATGCTGCTCGGACTTTCCTGCCATAATGCCCACAAGCATATCGTGCTTCAGTCCGTCTGCAAGTGCGTTTGTGTTATCCCAGACACGCTGGGAGAACATCTGACCGCTCCAGTTGGTAGACAGGATAGCTTTCACACGGCTTTCGGGGATTAAATCAAAAGCCGCACGGTAATCCGCACCCTTCGTCACATCGAAAACCGTCTGCATATACGCTCTCTGAATTATATCGCCCAGATGCGCTGTATCAACGCCTATTTCGGCGTTTGCAAGGCGTGAGCACATATCACTTATCTTGCTGTCAAGATCATTCAACCGTCCTATTCTGTGGGCGTATGCGGGTGAAGACAACAGCGTTTCAAGCTCCTGCTTTCTCTGCTCATCGGTGCAGGTGGCAAGAGCGGTCTTCATCTGTTCAAACATAGACTTATTCGGTGCGTTTTTGAGCATTGTTTCGGCTTCGGCAATACTCAGTTCAAACTTATCTGTAAAGGCGTTAAAAACGTCATTTGCCTCACCTTGCAGATACCGTGCTGTTGCGTAATAAGCCTTACCGAGCGTATCGGCGGTGCTTTCCGCTTTTGACGTGTAGCTTACCATTCGCTCTGCGGCTCTGTCCTCCCAATATTTCTTACTCGGATTCTTCATTGCTTTCGCTCCTTGCAAGCGGTGTGTTCATAAACATCTGCTGCTGTGTCGCTATAGCGTCCTGCTTCTGCTGTCGGAGTTCTTCTGCGGCACTCTGAGGATCTTTAACAAACGGCAGGAGCGACAGTAAAGTTTCCTGCGGCACTTTACCGTCAAGCGTTGCCACCACCTGGGATAATTCAAGCTCATTTTGAGGAAGCGAGCGTGTAAAGGTTATGTCTATCAGCTTCGGATCGATATGACCGCCCTTTATACCGATTATGTTGGAAAGGCACTCAAGGCGGTAACGTAAGCCTTCTGTGAAATACCGCTCTTTCGTCTTGGTTATCTGTTCAAGGTTCAATAGCTTGTACTTCATGGCAACACCCGAAGCATTCCCTGCAAAACTTTCATCCGACATATCGGGTACGCCCGAAATCTTGTGAATATCGGTAACAATACTCTTTCTCAGCACTTCCACGCTTACTTCATCAAACTGCCGTGTCAGAAAGCCTATTTCACCGTCCTGCGACAGCTCTACGACCCTGTTGCGCTGAATATCGCTATAAGTTTCCGTTTTTTCATCGTCTGTTTCACCGAGTATCTGACCTTTAATGTACATCAGGCTGTCAACGAACTGCTCCTTGTCGTTAACCCTGTCTGACTGCAACGTGTTATATGCGTCAATAAGGCTTATGACCTGCTCAAAATCGCCCTGTCGCTGACCGTCATTATAGATCTCATTCAGCGGTACTTTGCCGAAATAGTGCGGTATTATCTCGCCCTCCGATTTAAGTCCGAAGTTGCTTGTAAGCTCAAAGCACTGCGTTATCGTATCAGTCATAAGCTGACACTTGAAACACTCAGGCGTACTGTTGCCCGGCACGAAAACCGGATAGTAATACACGGCAAATACGGGATTTTGCTCCACAGTATCATCATAAACGACAAATGCGGACAGCGGAGTGATACGGGCAAGCTTCGGACGGCTGTCAGTGTCCATATAGATAAGTTCGTATGCTCTGCCGAATATTGCGGCATCGAGTGCAAGATCTGCGTCCTGCGTACTGCTGTCAGCATAAGAAAGGCAATCGGTTATTGCCGTAATATCCGTATCATCTTTACCGCTGTAAGAAACAGGAGTAGCTATCAGATACGAAGATGTAAACTTTGCGATATATGCGGCGTGGTTTATCATAACACGGTTGTTGCTCAGCACATCGTCACTTTTACGCCTGTCGCAGATGCGCTGTCTGCCGCAGTAGTAATTATCCAGCATCGTAAGGCGTGGCATTTCGTACTTATCGTGCTTTTCTATGTAATCCCGTGCTAATTTCGGCGTTATCATCCCCGCCGTTTTGTCCGTTGTGAAAATCGGTGATGTTATCATAAAATCTCCTTAATAAATGCCTAATTTCCGCTTGCTGAGCGTTGATTTCACTATCTTCCTGCCGATATAGTCCTCAAGGGCATAACGGATAGCGTCTATGGTGTGATTGTTCTTGTCGGGGAAGTCCGCTTTCAGCTCTCCCCTACTGTCACGGTCAAGTTCATATTCGTTGAACTCACGGGCGGCATTCGGGCAACGTGTACCGTCAATAATAATCTCTTCAAGGTTCTGAAGCCAAGTTATACCGTGCTCGACGCTTCCCGGACCTTTGACTGCCGTCCTTATGCGAAAACCCCTGTCCCGAAGCTCGTCGTTTGAGCGTGGCTCGGCAGACTCGGCAATGATTGTACCGTTCTGCGTGTTCTCCTTGCGGATTGCATTTGCAATAACGTCATACTTTGCAGCGCACCTGAAAAATTCGTAAAAAATAAACAGCCTGTTTCGCTTGCTGTCGAAATGAGCTGTTATATATACAAACGGGTCTGCGCCGTAGCCCCAGTCTATACCACGCTTGATATGATCAAATGACTTTATTTCCTCGTCCGTAATAGGACGGATAGTAATGTTTGTGAACACCTCTGCGCCCGTGCCGGTCACCTCTCCGAGATATTCATGCCTGTACTGCTCCGGCTTTGTCTGCTCAAGGTGCTTTGCTTCAATCAAAAACTGTTCTCCGAGCCATTCTGCCGGCACAGAACGATAGTCGCTGTGATGCACTATCTTGTCCGAGCGGGGAACAAGCACCTCGCTGTTTATCCAGTTTCTTTGGCTTTTCGGCGGATTGAACGTGTAAAAAACGGTGTATGTCGCACCGCCTCTGAGCAGGGATTGATTGATGGTGCGTATCTCTTCCATACCGCCGAACTCGTCCGCCTCCTCATACCACACATAGCGGATATAGCCCTTTCTGACTTTGGTAGATTTCAGCTTTTTCGGCTTGTCAGCACCACGGAATAAAATACGCTGTCCTGTCGGCGTGTAGACAAGCTCAAGCGGTGACTGCCTGCACTGCCATAAGTGCGACACGCCGAGCCTTTCTATTGCCCACAACAGCTGTTCATACACGCTGTCTTTCAGATATAAACCTACTTTTCGGATAACGACCGCATTCGCCATAGGATCTTTCATCATACCGAGCGGAATTTCCGTTGATGCAAAAGATGATTTTGTCGAGCCTCTGCCGCCTTTGAGCCAGTAATGCGTGTGCCTGTCTGCCTTTATATCCTTGTGCAGATCGTAGAACGAGGGCGCTATAATGTCGCTGAGCTTAACAGTCGTCAACTATCTTCACTCCCACATCCCCGTCAATACTGACCTTCTGCGTGTACTCCCCCGTCATCTTATTCAGCGTGTCTATTGCCCGTATCCTGTCCGACAGCTCGTTCTGCGCATCTTTTGCTATATCGGAAAGTATCGCCTGCCGTTCTCTTGCCGTCATTATTCGGGCAGTCTGGGCGTCTTCGGTGAGCTGTTTTATGTATTCCGTAATTGTAGTATTTTGTAGTAATTTTGAAGCATTAGTATTTGCATACTTTTTGCTGTATCCTGCCTGTATCGCACTCTGAGCGGCGTTACCGCACTGAGCGTAGTATTCGGCGAATTTCTTCTGTCTTTCGGTCATTGGCGGTACACCGTCCTTTCTTTTGGGTATAAGAATACCCGACACCGTTGTGCCGGGCTTCAGGAGGAAAACTTATTGTCTTTCTTTTCTCATTTTATATGATACCACAGAAAAAACGGACAAAACGGACAACTTAAAGATTTCTTTTGATAAAACGGTCGTGCGCTTTCCGTATCGTATCGGCTGTGTTGTCCCCGCCTATATCCATAGCAACGGCATTCCAGCTTTTACAGCAGACGTGCCGCAGATACATAGCCCTGCGTACAAGGCTGTCATCAACCGTCATTATGTACTCGGTAAGTTCACGCTCCTTTGCTTCAAGCTCTGCCTTTTTCTCCGCTATTATTTCCTCGATCGACCTCGTGTTTTCCACTCTGTCCTGCACTCTGTTGCTT